AGGATATGAGCAATCATGATGATATTGATATTGTGGAACTTGTGAATGTCTTTCAGAAGTGCAATCATCTCTGTAAAGGCTGAGGCTTCAGCATTGAACTCCTCAAAACCACTCACAGGGATATTCCCTATCTTCTTACCACTACCATCCTGAGCCTTAGCCTTCCGAACCTGTCGTGTCATACCATCACCGGCAGAAGTGATGCTATCCACGATAAGAGTTTTGTATTTGCAGTTTACCTGTAACTGCTCAAGTTTAGCGCGTGGCTTATCCCAATCCACATAGTCATCGAATTCAATGTCACTTGCTTTGATGCCCCAACGCTTTGCAGGTAGCACCATAGCTTCCATCTTTTGGTCCATAGAGAACCAATATTGCGGTGTCGGATATGACAACGCAGCAGTAGACTTACGAGTTCCTGGCTCTCCCTTAAACATAGAGAATAGGGAGTCCATTTTTACAGTATCAAGACTGGGCATTTGTGTCCTCTTTCATCAAGTAGTTCATCTTGATATTTTCCATTTTTACTCTGTCATAGAACCACGGTTTATTCATCGACTTGAACCGTAGCCTTAACTCCATCAAGAAATTCTGCAACTTTTGCCAAATCATCGGTTTTCCTCCTGTTAATACATTCGGAACAGTGGGGGAGAGCCATAGGCTTACCACTTGATTTAGTCATTGTCTCACGACCAATCATCATTGGCTCTCCACACCTATTACACTCACACAATCTGCCTTCGGCCATATCCAACCGAACGTAGTGTGAGCAGGACGGCTTAGTGCAACGGTATACAAGAAACTCTTTGCCATTAGCACCGAGATTAACTTTCTTGTATCTGTGCAGATGGTTTGCTATTTTTCGAGTCATAGTCATCTACCTTTTCAAAACAGACGCAAGGAAGCCAACCTTCTTCCTTATCATCTCTCAATAGGAAAGCCCCTATGGGTCTAACCTCTCGTAGTTTTTCATTGAGTATGATAAACTCACTATCATACCCACGAACCTCGTAGATTTTCCCTAATGGAATGGACTCCTCAATGATAATCCAGTCCGGTCTATCAGGGAACGAGTGTCTCACTAGTTTGACGAGCATTACTCATCCTCATTAGTCGGATTCCATGAAGGTCCGACACGGAAATGAAGTTTCAATTCTTCTTCTCTCATGTCTGGATTAGACTGACAGACTCCGACATAGTTGCAGTTGCCATACTTACCTTCACAATGATTGAAATTGGGAGGCCAGTATCCACACTCTGCATACATCAAGAGTTGTTTGGCATAGAAGGGGAGAATCTCAGATTGCCACTCAATAAGGCGCGCGGCACTATATGAAAGAGGCGCACGCACAAACTTTTCTTCTGCTTTGAGTGACTTCTGGAATCCAATCTTGTTGATGAAAACATTACGAGTTCTCATCAGGAGACACTGACCTATGAACTGATTGTTCAAGGTGAGAGTATCTCGGCGCTGTTTCATTGTCTTATGGTCAATGGGGAATATACCCTGATTCGTATCAGCGGTAAGGTCCAGCTTTGCCTTCCACATGATACGAACATCATCGTCCTCGTAGAGAATCTCACCCTTTACAGTCTCTACTTCGAGAGGAACCCAATGGTCATTAACATAGTATCTATGATACTCATCACAAGTATCCAGAACAAACTGCCAGCCTGTCGCATAAGCAACAGAATCCTTAGCGGTATTCTTCACACCCGGATAGTCATTGACTTTATGCCCACACTTAGGTTTCTTCTGTTCAGGTGTGGCAACAAAGTCCGTGCAATCTGGGCAGGACTGGATATACAGTTCAGCAGCAACAATACCAAATCCGAAGGCTTGTTCTCGCTTGATGCCTTTAATCATGGAGCCATAATATACTTCCATAAACTTATGGACTATGGACCCACACTCCAGGGAGTTAGATTTCCCTGAGATTGATTCCAGATTCAGATTAAATCTGAAGTCAGCAGCGCGAGGACAGCTCATGATAGAAGTAAGAAGTGTAGCATCAAGGATGACATTCTTCTTACCAATCATGGGGATATCCACAATTTCATGGATATCTGTCTCGCTAAGAGTCTTGTTGTCTTGTTCCATCATTTTCCTCTGCTATTTCTACAGCAGGTTTCTGAGCCAACGACAGTAGTTTGCGCGTCTGATAATCACGATTCTTGCGCTTCTTAGCAGCGCGTTTCCTAGCATCACGACTACGATTGCGGCTTTTTGCCATTACCATTCACCCTCTTGAAGTAAGCCTTACGACCCTTAGAGATATTCTTACGAGCCTCAGCACTCATTGGCTTGCGAACTTTGAGTGTGTTCTCACGCACCACACGAACACCCTGTAGAATACAGTGGATTTCTTTCTTACCCTTCATCACATCGAGTTCAAGAGTATAGTTACCCGGTTTGATGAATTTGTCATTCGTGATTAGCAAGTAGTTTACCATTATTTTCTCCTGTCATTCCGAAAGATTATACGGTCCATAATGAACACTAATGCGCTCATTAGAACAGCCATTATAACGAAGCTCCAGTCCTCATTCAAATTCATAGACTTCTTCTTGTGAAGTTGGATTGTGCTTCTCCCAGATTTTGATGATTTCTTCAGGCATCCAGCCAGTCCAACTATGTGCGAGGATATGCCAAGTCTCAACAACACCTTTTGTAGTTTCGATTTGGATAGTCTCACCAAGTTTACCAGTCTTGGCACAGATTCCAAACCGAACCTGTCCATTATGGCTGAATTCAACTGGTGTTCCACGCTTGATGATATTTGCGTTAAGCATTAGTCTCTCCCTCGATGAGAACATCATTAATCTTATTTCGCAAGTCCACAAGGTCAATCCTATCGAGTGTCATTTCGACAGAACTGTGTCCTAGTTCAAACTTGAGACCAAACGAGGTAGCAAGTTTGGATACTTTAATTTGGACGGCCCTCTCAGATGACCATATCCAAGTATTACTATTAATGAAGTTACCCATTCTCTCTCTCCTCTATTTCACCGAAGATTTTATCCCATTCGCCAGGCATTAGGCCCGACAATATAAACTCACGTTCATCATCATTCAGAAAACTAAATGCTTCCTGAATATACTGGTCAAGTATCTGCCATTTATACCAAGCAGCAAGAACTACTTGCATATAAGTCTTGACAAGAATACCCTTCTCAGTCCCCTTGAGTTGGATTACGATTTCCTTGTGAGCGACTTCACGGATTAGGTATTTCATACCCAATCTATTCTCTCTCACAAACTCAACAGTTTCAGCCATTAGTTTCTCCTAATCTCTTGAGATACTCTGCATACTCAGTTAGTTCAGGTTTCTTACCCATATTGTCCCGAGCAGCCTTGCAAGTATTACACTCACAATCACAATCCCAGGGTTCAAGACAACCTATACAATCATCTTCATGCCTCCTTATTGACTGAATTGGATAGATTCCATTAGTTTCAGACATTAGCTTACCCTCTGTTTCTTTTCACGAGCCTTCTTGTCGTTGAACTTCTGCACAATCTTCTGTGCAACCTGCTTTGCGAGGTCGCCTTCATTCCACACGGGCACTTGACCCTTGTTCATTACAACGTGGAACTGTCTACGCTTGGTTTCAACCAGGCTATCAAGGTGTTCGTCGATAGTTCCTTCACCCTCTGGAACCGTGATATTGATGACGTTAGAAGTCTGACCAATACGACGGAAGCGGCCTGGTGCAGCTTGGTCCTCATTCTGAGGATTCCACTGTCTCTCATGTAGAACACAATCAGAACAAGTCTGGAGGTCAATACCTTCACCACACGCGAGGGTGGACGCTACCATAATACACCGCTTAGTCTTATTGAAGTTCTCCTGAATCATATAACCGTCAGGTTTGCCAGTGTGCGCCGAAGTGTAGGCGTATACAGGAATCTGCTCATCCTGTAGAGTCTGCGCCAACTGATACCAATCAGGATTGGAAGCCTTATCAGTATTAGTCAGGGCACCTACCATTAGTTCGCCTACATCCTTGTGATGCACAAAGATAACGAGCTTCTTGTCAGTGTCCTCAACAAACTCCTCAACATAGCCCAGGGTAGCCGGAATCTTAGTAAGTCCCACGATATGACGCATCTTAGCCATCTTAGCGAGGACTTCAATACCAGACAGGGCTTCTTCTGTGCCATCAATGATAGATTCGTTATACCATGCAACGAATTCACTCACTGAATCGTCATATGTTGACTGTTCGATATCGTCAAGCTGAACAGCCATCTTTGTCCGATTGATATCAGGAAATTCGTCCATAACTTCCTCATACTCACGACGAATGAGAAGTGAGGAAGTGTATTCACGGAACTTTGGAGGATTTCTGATACCGCCCATCTTCTTCTTAGGACCATCCCAATAGTATTCTACCCAACGGTCTAGAAAAGCCTGGTTGGAATAGAACTTAACGGGGTCCATTAGATTCAATGCAGGGAAGAACTCACTACCACGATTCTTCCACGGTGTCCCAGATAGACACACAACCTTACAACCATTGTTATTGACCAGCTTACGAACTTCCTGAGTGCGAGCTGAGTCAACATTTTTAATCTGCTGACATTCATCAAGAATCACCATCTTGATGCCAATCTTTGCCAGCTTTTCCTGTGGGAATCTACGAAGCAAGTCGTATGGAATGATATACAACTTGAGGCCCGGCAGGATTGTATCTTTAGATGTTGTGATAGTCTGAGCGATAAAGTCAGGACCAAGCCATCTTACAGCCTGCTTAAACCACTGGAACTTAATAGCAGACTTGGTGACAATCAAGGCAGGACAGTAGATTTTATGATGGAACTTGAGAAGTGCGAGTGCCTGGACAGTCTTACCAAGTCCCATATCATCAAAGAATCCAAACCCCTTCTGCATAGCTAGGGCAATCTCAGCGTTCCTAGCTCCGTGAGTTTGGAATGTAAAGAGTCTGAATTCTCCACACTTATTGCACTTGTTCTTGGTCCATTCATGCTTACAATCACGAATCTCAGGTTTCCAATCATTAGAAACCATTGTGTGATATGCAGTTTCCTTTGGCAGAACCTTCTTAATGATATGAAAGCAATCGAGTGTAATCAGTTTTACTTGATTACCATCCTTGTCAATAGTCTCGATTGCAAACTTCTCGATAGCAACCTTACCACAATCGGGGCATTTTTCCTGAAGGCGCGTCACGTTGAACTTTGGAGTCCTAATGACGTTGGTGATAACCTTTTCTTCTACTGTCATCTCAACAGTAGCGCCTGAACGAATAGCATCAATAACATATTCAGGCAGGCTGAGATGCGAGCAGGGGAAAGTGTTATCACAGCCAATCTCACGGGCTTTTTCTTCCCATGTAGAATTGTGTGCGTGTCCCGGCCCGACGATAGCATGAGCTACTTCATGGCGGATTGTGTTGAGTATCTCCGCGCGAGGGTGCATATCAATATGGTGTGCATTAAGAATAATTGACTTATCCTTATATACACACAGTCCCAAGAATGGAGCGTTTGGGTCAGTAGTTAATCTTACATGCCAATCGGACAGATTATACTTGTCCAATTCTGCACGACAGAATCTTGATGATTCATCTCTAGTCATAGTTAGTGTCCTTATTCCATTATGGAATAGTGGGATAATAGTTACTCAGACTTTGCAGCATTAATGGAATGACGGAGCATCGTTGCTGCTTCCGCTACAGTGATATTCTTCTGGACGATAATCATCTGAAGTGTGAATTCAGACAATCCAAGTTCCGCCGCAGCCTTCCTAAGTTCTACCTTATCAACCTTGACCTTTACAACCTTATTGACAGGCTTGGAAATCTTGACGGGACCAGGCTTGTAGTTAATGTTGCTAATCTGAAGTTTTTCACGCTCCTCTGCACGCAGGGTATTCGCCAGATTATTCAGATAAATCTGAATAGCCTTCTGTTGATTACCAGCCTCAACAATCTGCGCGTTAAGTTCAAACACAACCTGTTTGAAGTGTGTGAATCTAGCCATGAGAGTTTCGGCTAGGGCATACGGCTTATTGATGATGGTGGAATCTGACTCGATGGTAGCCTTTAACTCATTGATGGCTACAGTAGCGGCATTGAAAAGGTCAGTCTTGACTTGGATTGTTGAGTCAATTTTGGAGGCTTCATTTAGTGAAGTTTGAATAGGAGTTAATTCCATCTGGCGTGCTCTAACGGAATCAACCTGACGCTGAATTTCTATTTCCGCACAAGAATCACAAAACCATTGATTCTTACCGTGAAATAGTCTGACAACTGTGTCGAGTTTTTCACACCCTTCACAATCACCAGTTTTGCGGGTTACGTTTGAGGTCTGATTCATATTGTGTCCTCGGCTTAGTGTGAGACAGTTAATATTATTGTCCACTTTTGATGACAACCTACATGGCGGTCATAGGGGAATTCCTGCAATAATCATACCGACTAGGCCGACCACTACTAATAGTGTCACCTAAATAGGACACTACCATATGTTGTGGTAAAGCAAAAGCCATGCCATTCCAGAAGTCAACCTCTGGGATGAACTAAGTTCACGGAGTCTAGCACTAGCCAGAATAGGGAACAAAAAGCGAAGATAATATTATACTTTCGCCTTTTATTTCTGGAATAGGAATTTCAGTCACCTATTTCTTCATGGTTTCTTACTACATTCTTCCTTGTTTCTTCCCTCATTCTTACCTTCCGACAACCGGCCATTTCAGAGCTAAGTCCTTTCAGGTCAACGACTTAGAGCGAGGGGTGAGAGACTCTCCCAATTCTCAATGGCACCCCTTTTGTGTGTTGTGGGGTCGGGAGGTTGGGTGATAATATTGTATAGTATTAAAAAAAAAAAAAAAATAAAAAGAAGATATAACACAATCCACACCACCGTCCACTCTAGGGGACACTCAAACATGGCCCATCGGATTAGGGTAGACTCTCCCAGGGGTCAAGGTAAGTCCTTGATTCGGAGCGAGTTAGCCCGATTCGGCAGTATCAGGAGGGGGAAGAAACTGGGAAGAAACTGGTAAGAAACTAGGAAGTAACTGGTAGGAATCCGGTGACTGAAACGAAGGTATACGCTGGCTACGTATGATTGTCGCTATTGTGAAGTTATGCGAAGCAGAATTACTATTGGCGAGACTACGATAAGCAACGGTGCCGCCCCTATGAGGATTACTCCTCACAGACGATTTCATTAGGGACTATTTCATCCTTAACTGCTCCACTCTCAGTAGCGTAGAAGTAATCAATAGCATCATTAATGTTATTGATAGGATGCACTCCACGCGCTACGCGACTAAGCGCCTGAACGTAATCTGCGAGTGCATACTTACGGGCCTTCTCAATAATAGCATCGTCACCGTAAGCTGTAACATTGTGCCATTGCCATAGTATATTCATATTAACTCCAATAGTCACGATAAGCAGCGCAGCCGTCCCCCTCAAAAAATTCCCCCACCGGAATATTTCATCCGGTGGGGGGAACTTGATACAGGGTCGGAGTTAGTTAGTTGGAGGCCGCCAGCAGGGACTCAACCTGCTTGCGCGCCGTATCCTCGGGAATACCCAGGCGGATATAATCCCGAATCATGCGTTCCTTGATATCCTCGGCGGATACCTCGGACGGCTTGTAGGGAAGAAGCGCGGCCTGATACGCATTGGACCTAGCATTAGCCTTCAGCGTATCATTGACCATTCCGACAATTGACCATTTCTTGTCGGTGATAACGGAAGTCGCTTCCGTTTCGTTGT